GTAAAAGTTTGTGTTCCAGTGAGTGTAGCTACTGTGCCATCAACAGCAACTGAAAGAATATCTGTACTAACACCTGTTGTTGTAATACCTGTGCCACCTTGTATGGTAAAGTTATCTCCAGTTGTAATATCTTGATTAGAACCACCATCACCCACTACTGTAAATGTGGATGCTACACTTGGAGCGCCTGGTTCAAATTTACCAGTAGAATTATTATATACTAAAGATTGTCCTGACGTGGCTCCTGATACATCAAAAGCAATATTTGTACCATCACCAACAGCATTATAAATCTCAGTAAAGTTAGCGTTAATAATCGTTCCACCAGCACGTATCGTGCTACCTGTTCCGTCATTATCCGTTGTTCCTACATTAACTGTTTGTTTTGCCATTTTTTCTCTCTAAGACTAATTTTTTTATATTACTATTTATAAACATTTTTATACAGCGTCAAAAGTTATTCCAGTTTCGTCAAAAGTATCAAGTGTTTCATCAAAACTATCACTAGATATATGCCAAACCTCACAAGGTATTGTAAAACCTGTTTTAAGTTTGAAATTGAAATCAGTTAAATTATTCAATTCTCCGTCTATACTACTATTTAACGATCCTGTTAATCTTAATTCTTGTAAATCTTGTATTTGCACTTGATTTGAGTATGCGTCACCTAATATTAATTTGTTTATACCAAACATAGTAGGACCTGCCACAGGCACACCAAATTTTGTTGTATTACTTCTTATTGTTGTTAATTGTTTAATTATACCACCTACATTTTTCAATGTAATATGTTGATTTAAAGTTACATCTCTAGTGTTTGCTGTAAAATAATCAGGTGTTGCGTCTGTTAAATCTGGATCTCTTCCTAACTGTGGATTAGATTGTAAAGTTGTACCGTCTGTGGTTGTTCCTAGTCTTCTACCAAATATAGTTGAGAATAAAGTATTTAATACATCTTGTATCGGAGTACCCTCAGCACCAGAATTTAATGCTGTAATATTTCTTAATTGTACATCAGCTTGTAGTGAAATATCAACTTGACCTATAAAATAAAAACCTGCACTGTGCATTGTCTTTTTGAAAGAATCTCTCCAGTCATTAATTGATCTACCAACTTTAATAATATAAGAGAAATCCTGATACAATAAACTATCTTGCACTTTCATTGTACTTTCTGAAACATGACCATCTTGGTTTAGATAATTACCTGCTGTATCAAATATTGAAACTACACTAGTTGTTGCTGTTGCTTGATCTGACTTTTTAACTGTAACAGTTGCACCTGAAGATGAACCTGTAATAACTGTATCTTCAGCAAAAATACCACTAGCTTCTGATAATCTTAAAACATTTGTATCAGTATTAGTGGAAACAACAGTTGCTGTTAAAGCTGTAGAGTCAGCACTTAGTCCTGTTACAGTTTCACCTACAGTAAAGTTAGCAACAGATTTATCTATATAAACAACATTTGTGTTTAGAGTAATTGATGGTGGTGTAGGAGAGTTTTCGTAACCTCTACCTGTTTCTGAAATTCTAAATGATAAAACTCTACCAATTTCTGGACCAAAAGCTTTTACACTTGCACCTGAACCACCACTACCTGTTGATACTGTACAAGTCGGTAATGATCGATAGTTAGAACCACCATTTATAATTCTTACATCTGTAATGTCGCCTGAACCTGTTCCTGTTTCTTGTACAATTTTTGTACCTGTGTAAGGATCGCCTCTAACTGTTTCATCTTCTAAAATTATATGATCTGTTTCTGAAGCACCTGTTGTTCCTACTTCAGCACCAATACCACCATTTACAACTGAAACTTTTGCTGTTGCTGATCCACCACCTGTATCTGTATTTGTAAAAATTAAATCATCACCAATTTCATAACCAGAACCAGCGTCATCAATAATTATTTCCGATAATGATCCTCTACCAACATCTTGTACTTGAATTAATGCACCTTGACCACCACCAGTTAAAGTAACTGTATCGCCATCCGAGTATAAAGAACCATCATTTGTAATAGTAGGTTTATCAGCTAAACCTGTTACAGTTGCTTTTATGAAAGTGTCTGAGGTATCACTTGACGTACCTCTTATTTCCTCTGATACTGAAAATGTGCCTGTTAAGGTATCATTATTTAAAATAAATTCTGAAACTTCAGCGTCACCAATTTGAAATTTGAAAACATTTTCAATTATAGCAGTAGCTTCTGAGGTTTGACCTGTTATTGTTCTACCTATTAAATCAGTGGTATCACCTACTGTTGCAATTGCTCTTAAAATTTTTGATGTATTCCAATTACCATCAGAGACTCTTAACATTTGTTCTCTTGGATAATTTGTTTGAGATTCTTCTCCAAACAATAATCTAAAAAATATTTCGTGTCCTTTGTTAGTACCTTTAGCACGATATAAGGATTTTACATTTTTAATTAATGATCTTTTATCTAAACCAGTTTGTAAACTATCAGGAATAGTAGATAACAATTCATTTCTAAATTTAGATAAAAAATTTGATATTACTTTATCTGGATCTCTAAAGTTAACCAAGTCTTGTATAGTCGATACAGGATTAGGTTTATAATTATTTACGATAGCAGTTGCATTTGAAGAACCACCTACAAGTGTTTCTCCAATAATAAATTTATCTTGTGCTGAAATATATAATTTACCATTACTTATATCCTCTGTCAAAACTGTTGCTGTGGCTTTTGAAGTTTGGCCTGTTACAGTTTCTCCTCTAGTAAATTTTCCATAAGTAGAACTCTCTAATAATACTTTATCACCAGCGTCTAGTTGTGTTCTATCACTGTCTATACGAGAACCATCCAATAATAATTCGTTTGATTGAGCTGTTTCTGTTTCAAGTAAAATACCATCTGTAGTTTGAATAGATGTTAAATTTAATTCAGCAGCTTCTAAGAATGTATAATAAGTTTTTAAGAATTGAACAAATTTAGGGTGATCTTCTATTACGAAGTCAGGTACCTGAGATTGTATCAGGTTTGATATTTTATCCGTAAATTTTGCCATTTGTTATTTTAATAACTTGATGATGATGTATAACCCACACCTGCGTCAGCAGAACCACCAACAAAGGTATCAGCCTCAACCGTTATGTTAGAATTTGCAATGTCTATTTCTATAATCTGATCTCTTACAGGAATAATGTCATTAGAATTAGGTGTAACTGTCAATTCTATAACTGACGAACTTGCACCTCTAATATTTTCAACACTTGTTACATTTAAAGAGTTTATAGTAATTGAGCCAGTTGTATAATCAATAGTACCTTGTGTGCTATTGGCATAACTTCTCACTGAACCTGTTAAATAATATCTTCTAACATTTCCTGCTCCGTCATCATCAAAGTAATAAACATTTGTTGTATCGCCACTTACTTTAAAACCGGTAGAACTTAAAATACCACCATCACTTGCTTTATGTCCTGAGTGAGGATTGTATAAGGCATTTCTAAAATATATGTTATATTTTGTTGATGAATTTAAAGTAGGAGTAAAATTCTTTCTAACTTTGATTGTTGTTATGTTTGATATAATACTGTTATCTGTATTATCAATTAAACCTGTAACTTTTGAATATCTAAAGACGCCATCAAACTTAGACAATGTATTTGTATTGTAATTTGTAAGTGTTGTTATAATGTCTGTTTTTAAAGTGTCAGCTGTTTCTGTAGTCGAACCTGAATCAAATTTAACAGTTGATGTTAATAATATACTTGAAATTTCTGGATCAACAATTTCTGGTCGAACTGAAGCAACATTAAATTTTTTAAGTTGAGAAACTAACTGCGATTTAGTTGCATTTGTTAAAGTAGAACCTGAAGCTGCTTTGATAGCAATTTTTACAACACCGTAAACTGGTGTTTCATCATCTTCACCACCCCATGCACTGACCGATTGAGCATTTGGATAAATTGATTGTATTATAGTTTCATAGTCACTTGTAGTTACCGCTCTATTTTGAGCAGAATAACTTAGTGGTGCATTTACTCTAACTGACTCTTTTGATTGAGCAGGAGTACCACCTTGTGAACTTGAATTAGTTGTAATAGTAATATTAGAAAAACCATCTATTGTAGATTCAGGTGTAAATGTACTTGCACCATTAGCGGCATCCACATTTGAAACTATGTACTCTAAAATTACAATATTACCATCATCTAAAGCTTTACCAATAACACCGTCGCCAAAATAAACCTCAAATTTGCCTTCGTCACCCTCTTGTAAAAAATATGCTTTTGTTGTTGATGATATGTCTGCTAAACTTGTAGCTAATGAATATGTGTTAGTAGTTGTGTCTGCTCCACTATTTTGAATTTTTACAACTAGTGTAGAAGTATCACATAAGTCCGATGGTATGATAAATTTTTGGTCAGGATCATTAACATCATTTGTATATTTAAATGTGACAGCTGTACCCTCATAAAGAGTTACATTCGAAAAATTATAAACGCCATCTATAGGTGAAATTGTTTTTTCTTCGTTTGTAATAAACTGATAAGTGACATTATCAACTGTTGTATTAAATACAGTACCTTTTGACATTGTTAAAGAAGCACCTGTAGCGTCATTAACTAAAATGTCAACATTAGCTGATGATGTTCTAACAGATGTTGGTGTATAACCTAACATCTTAGCTAATGATATAATATTTTTTCTAATGTCTGCTGAATCTAAATACATTTCATTTGCTAACATGTTAGCATTGAAACCTAGGTAGTGTGTATTGTATGCTAGTGTATCTAAGAGAACAGCAAAACCTGATCCTTCAAAATTATAGTCTTGAAATTCTGATTGACTTTGTAAAAAAGTTTTTAAATTTGATTTTACTGTATCAAAATCAAAATCTGATACATTTAGTTTATTACTTGCCATTTTATCTTAATCTTTCCATAAAAGTTTCTACGTTAATTAATTCTGTTGAACCTATAACATAAAAATATATATTTAAACCATAAGAGTTTCTATCAATATCAGGACTAGCAGTTATTTGAACTAAATTAATTCTTGGTTCAAAATTATTCAAAACTTCTTCAGCCTTTCTTTGTAAGTTTAAAGCAGTTAAAGGAGTTATCGGTTCAAATAACATTCCTCTAATACTAGAACCTATTTCAGGATGAAACGGTCTGTCAAAGTGAGATGTGTTAATTAAATTTCTAACACTTCTCTTTACCGCTTCAACGTCTGTCAAAGTATTAATATCATTCGTAGTCGTGTTACGACCAAAGTCTAAATCTATATCTTTATACTTTACTTGAGCTCTTTTACTCTTATTAGTATTGGCTGAATCGTAATTTGGCATAACAGTAATATTTATACACTAACCAGCGAAGACATTTGATGAACCACTAGTTAAATTACCAGAATCAGCAGAATCTCCTAACCTTGCAACTGCTAAACCAGCAACCCTCACAGTTGAACTACCTGCATTAACATTTGCTACATGAGGGGCACAAGGTGGATTTGGTGGAAAGGCATGCGATACCGTTGGATCACTTACCCTTGCAATTAGTATACCATTTGATCTAACAGTAGATTGACCAGGCGTATCTAAAGTTGTTGTAGTAGCACATATGTGACCTGTACTTAAACTATCGCCTTTTCTACTGATTGCCGGCATTATTTTCCTTGTGAGTTGTAAACTTTAAACGATCTTTTTTTACTTTTGTTCATAGAACTCATTTTAGCACCTTTTCTCGTATTTTGAGAAGTCTTTTTAGGTTGACTAACATGAGCTACAAAAGATTTCGCTAATTTTGCCACTATCTTACCTCTTTAAGCGCCTTTAATCGCTTTTTTTCTTTTTCTGCTATTAATGCTTGTCTAATTTTTCGCCCCATAGGTATCTCTACAGATGTAGCAATTGTTTTGCCTTTTTTAGTGATATATTCAACACTTATGAACTTATCTTTAAAATCGCCTTGTACTGATCTAACAGCTTTCTTCAAACTTATGTCTTCTTTTTCTTTTTCATCACCTGCTTCGTTCCAAAACTTAAATAATCTCATTTTTGCCATTGTATTATGCTCCGTTAAAAGAATCTATGTCTAAAGTGTCATATTTAACTTCGTCAGGATCAAAACCATCTTTTGTATTATAATTCCTATGACGGCAATTAACACAACACTCGATTTTATACTTTTCACCAAACTCATTTGTAATTTCTTGTGTACATTTAGTATCACAATGACATTTATGACCACAATTTTGACAATATTCTTGTTTTTTCATATTGTAAACTATTTAGGCTCAAAAACTACATGTAAAATACGCCTCTCTTTTGTCAATTTTAAGTTTTTCAGCTGATGATTCGTTTTCTTTCTGCATTTCCACTGTGATTCTAGGTTTTATTGTACATTTTTCTATATTTTTACTACAGGATGAGAACAAAACAAGAACAAACAGAAAAAAAAGCGCTTTTATTGTAATTTTTTTCATTTTTTGCTTGCTTTTTACTTGTATTTATGGTAGGATGGACGCATATGATAAACAAAAACACACTAAACAACAATATGTCAATCGTTAGAAACGTAGCATATAAACAAATAGGTAAAATAAACAAAAATATTAAAGAGGTTGTTGAAATTGATGACACTCTTTTAAAGATGATCGATATTAATATGAAAAATGCTATTAATAAAATCATTAATGACTACAAAGTATACCAACAAACTGGTGTATTAAAAATTAAATAAGGAGAAAACACTATGACACTACAAAAACAAGCACTTAATCAAATTGAAGCTTATAATCAGTTGAGATATAAGGAAGAAAATATGAAAAAAATAAAAGAAAACATATCAGTAGTTACTGCTATTGTATTTTTATTCAGTATGGTAGGATCTGTTGGTGCTATCGAAGCAAATAACTTTATGATAGGTGCTATGATGGCCTTAACAGGTATAGTATCTGGTTTAATAACAATTGCATTACAAAACAAATAGGAGAAAAACACTATGACTATGGTAACACAAACTGCAAAAACACTTGATGAAGGAATTACAAATCTAATGGCTGGTGCCAAATCTGATTATGTAAAATGGTCAACAATGGGTGGTAAAGAATTAACTGGCTACTCTAAAGAACAAGTTGAAAAATGGGATAGTAAAACATCTGTAAGACCTGGTAAAAAATACATTAAGATTGTACAAGAAAACGGCGTGTTTTGTTTTATTGTAAAAGAAGATTTTAAACACTTTAAAAAAGGTGATATATTGAAAGCCGCTGGTTTTAATGCACCTGCTTTAAACTCTGCTAGAGGAAATGTATTAACTGGTAACTATCCAATTCAATGGACAGGACCTTTGTATTTAAAATAAAAGGAGAAACTATGAAAGATACACAATTGAAAAAAGATATAATGAAACTTGCGTTAGCTGAAAGTGCTACTGATTGTACCATTGTTTGTGGTACACTATTTGCTAAGTTTGGTGTTTCAATACACGAACAAATGGCAACAAACTTGAAGACAACTTTACAGGCTTTCTTTGATAAAAGAAAAAAGAATGATTGTATAGTTAAAATGTCAGGTGCATTACCTGATAATGAATATGCTTACGACTTTGTACCTGTTGTTGATTACAGATTAGATGGAATAGGAATATAGAATTTAGAGTTACCCTATAAGGGTTGTTTTTTCCCACTAGAGGCTAGAAACCTCTAGTGGGTTTTTATTATCTACCAATTGTTATTGGATTTAACTATTCTATGACCTAATACTTTGCCTTTGTGTGAACCGTGTTTCACTACATAACCAGATGTTCCACCAGCATTGATGTCAACTTCTTTTCTAGCACTAAACAAAGTTTTTACTTTTTTATCTAGGTCTTTAGCTTTACTAAATTTTTCAAGCACTCTTGTATGTCTGTCCATAACACCCTCCTTTTTAAAGTTAGGTGCGTTGCTTCAGTATAAATCTATACTTACTTCCGACAATTAATGTCCAACGATACTAATTATTTATCCGTTTTTTCTTCTTCTTCTTCGTATGTAGAAGGACAACCACCCCAATCGTGGTGTTCATCATTCAGAATTAAACCTTTGTTGTGTTTCTCTTCCAGATATTTTTGTTCTTCGTCCATACAGCTACTTATAAAAGATTATTGACAAAATTTACAGCTATTTTGTAAATCGAGTCAATCAATTGTCAAAAAAAATTTACAGTTATTGACAACGACCTAGGCTTGCCTTTTGGTGTCAATCCTCAACGGCTTGACATAAAGCATAGAATGTTATATAATAAGGTAACTAAATATTATAATGAAAAAACATAAAATTGCTATTATTGGAACAGGCAGTGCTGGTGTCTTAGCCTTATCTCATTTCTTAACTTATCTACCAAAAGATTGGGAAGTTTATTCAATTTATGATCCAAAAGTTCCTAGAGTCGGTATTGGCGAAAGTACCAATCCTAGTTTTGTTGCTTCATTAGACACCTCTGTAAATTTTCATGTATTAAGAGATTTAAAAGAATTAGATGGTAGTATTAAATATGCAACTGTATTTAAAAACTGGAGAAAAGATGATTTCTACCATCCGTTGTTAGGCGGCTCTTGTGCAATTCATTTTAACACACATAAGTTATTTGACTTTATTAAAGGTAAATTTGAAAAAGCATTTCCTGATAAGTTTAAACAAATACAAGGTTATGTTACCAATTTAGAAAACAAAGGCGATCATGTAAGTTGTGATATAGACGGTTCACAACATACATTTAATTATGTAATACAATGTACAGGTTTTCCAAAAGATTATACAGATTATCAAATTTGTAACTTACCTGTAAATCATGCTCTTGTACATAACGTCATGCAACCAGGTGATTGGGAATACACAGGTCACCGTGCAACTAAAAATGGTTGGATGTTTGAAATACCTTTAACAAATAGACAAAGTTATGGTTATCTATTTAACGATACCATCACAAGTATAGAAGAAGCTAAAGAAGATTTTTCAAAAGAAATAATGGTGCCTGTTTCTTTATTAAATAACATTGAATATAAATTTAAATCATATTATAGTAAAACAGTATTTGATGGTCGTATAATGAAAAACGGTAATGCTGCTATTTTCTTTGAGCCGATTAGTGCTACTTCGTTATGGTTATATGATAATACAAATCGTTTATTATTTGATTACATGACTCATAACAATTTAAGAAATACAGATTTAGAGCCCACAATAGAAAACGTCAATAAAGAATTTCATAATATTGCAAATCAAGTAGAAGAACTTATATGCTATTACTACCACGGAGGCTCAATCTACGATACACCTTTTTGGAAACACACAGTTGATTTAACTTCAAAACGCTTAGAGAAGTCCGAGAATTTACAAAGAATGATTTCCGGTTTCCAGGAAGCGCATAAAAACGGTACACCAGTAAACGCTGGTCAATGGTGTTTTACTGCACCTGGTTTAAGTAAGATAGATAAGAATTTTGGATATAATTATTTTAACAATAAAGAATTAGATACCTAAACCAACAGTTGGTTCAACATCATCAATTACAAGATTCGAAATATTACTCTTATCATATTTTGCTGTAAGCTTCGTTACTGCGTCAGCCGAGTCAGACGCTTCAATTACATCTTTAATATTTCTTGCGACTGTTACAGTATCATCTTCCAAGTTGGATTCAGATGTTACGTTTAAGTCAAATTTTACTTTTGCTTGAAAATATGCCATTTATATAATCTCCTTTATTACCATTATTTATAAGAGTTTGTTGAGGTACCTGGAGCTTTTCTCTGGAGTTCCAACACCACTATATATAATTCCACATTCCTCAACGGCTTGACATTAACTACAATAAATGATAGAATAGGCCATATGAAAAGAGATATAACAGAAAGCATAATAGATGTAGGTAGTGGTTTTATATTGGCCGTATTAATACAACTGTTAGTCTTTCCTTTGTTTGACTTACATCCAAGTATCTTTGATAGTATGGGTATTGCATTAATATTTACAGTGGTGTCTATGACAAGGTCTGCACTATGGCGTATGTGGTTTAGAAAGAGAAAATGAAAATAAAAGGTTGTATAGGGTTTAGTTATATAAGTGGCCGTCTGTGTGGCCATATGATGATAGTAAGAGGTAAGAGAGTAATCAATATACCTCTGATAAGACCGATATTTGATCTGTATAGATGGTTATATGGCTCAAAGCTAAAGTCGTTGTTCTATAGTAGAGAAAACGATCTTTCCAGTATAAAAAATATCCAAGGAAAAAATTTCAATAAAGTAGTTAAAAAAAGCGTTTCCAGTCTGGAGATGTAAATTCTAGTGAGGCCTGTATAGTGTGTATAGTAAATGAGTAATTATAGTTTAGCCAAAAACTTTCCAGCTTAAGCGGGCTGGCTCTATGGGTTAAGGTCTATGGTATTACCTCTGTGTATCACTGCACCTGTTGTGTTGCTTGTCTTCGTGCCTTCTATTGTTTCTGTTGTATTGCCGGCCACTGATACGGTGTAGTTACCACCCACCTTTAGATTGTAGTCACCACCTGCGTTCATGTTTATACGGCCATCAATGGTGTTTAGGTTAATGTCACCTTTGTCCACTTGTATGTTTACGTTGGCGTTTGGCCCTATTTGTATATCGTAGTGGTTATCGGTGCCACCATCTTTGTTAATGTATATCTTATGACGGCCACCTATGGTAATGTCGGAGTTGCCTTCGATTAAATGTTGTGCAAGGCCACTCGTTAGGTTGTAATGAGCGCCTTTGATAATTTCTATTTTGTTACCGTCTTTGTCTATTTCATATGAGGTGCCTGTTCGGTGTGCCTCGTAGATTCGTTCATTGGCGGCCGTATCATCAAATTCTTTTATGTGGCCACTCTCACTCTCGTAAACATGATTATATGGGTAACTTGCATTGTACGGTATTTCTGGTTGATTCCATGTGTCACCATCTGACGCAGCCGTTGTAGTACCATCGGCCAGCACCATTGCGTTGTAATCGGCTGTCGGGACACCAGTGACCCTTGTTGCCTTTCGTAATTCTAAACCTAAATGAGGATTATCTTCCGAATTAACGGCCAATCTATTGACATCTGGCTCGTTTTTATATTTCGGATAAATGCCGTTTGGATCATAAAAACCTTTTGAAGTATCGGCCAACTCAATAGGATTACCAGGTAAACTACCCATAATGACAGGCTCTTGTCGGCTGCCACCATCCTTAAAGTAACCAAACACCCAACTCCCTTCAAGTAAACCTAACGGAGATTGGCCAACTCCACTAATACCACTAGAAGTAATAGGCAACACACATAAACACCAAGGTAAATCGGCCGTTGGTAATATTGTTTTGTCCTCTGTGTGATGGCCAAGTATTCTGACCTTTACACGGCCTGCATAGAGAGGGTCTTGTCTATCTTCGACAACGCCGTTAAACCAGATAAAGCCGTTATATCCTAAAAAGTTTTCGTTCATAAGTTTTTTCTTTCGTTAGCTCGCCCTTTAATAAGCGCTCACTATACGCTTTATTTGCCTATTTATCGCAAACTCACGCAAGGCCTTTCCTCTGTTTATTTTGTTCATTATCCCTTATTCCGTCTAGTAAATACCATACGCAAACAGTCCTTTATCTCATTCTTTAGGCCACTCATTCCTTTATAGAAATAAGCATACTTACA